TGATCTGATAGCATCGGGGGCGGGGAAACTCGCCCCCCTTCACCTTTGACAATGGGATAGCACCATGCCTCTGACAAAAGGTTACAGCCGCAAATCCATCGGCAAGAACATCGCGATGGAAGAGAAATCGGGCAAGCCGCGCAAGCAGGCCATCGCCATTGCGCTGAACACGGCGCGCATCGCCGCCATGAAGGCAGGCAAGCCGTCCAAGGCACCGAAAGGCAAGAGCAAATGACCACCATGCTCTACAAGTCGCCCGGCCAGTTCAAGCGCAGCGCAAGCGAGACGTTTGATCTGTGCATCGTGGATGACGACGAGATTGAAGCCACCATCAATGCTGGCTGGCATTACACCGTGCGCGAGGCTATCGCAGCCGCCAGCGGTGCTTCGCAAGATCCTGAACCCGAGGCCGAGGCCAAGCCGAAGCGTGGCCGCACGCGCAAATCTGAGGCTGAGTGATGGCATACACCAAGCGCGACATCGTGAACCGGGCATTCGAGGAGATCGGCCTTGCGGCCTATGTCTACGATCTGGCCCCGCAGCAGCTTGAGGGCGCGTTGCAGCGCCTTGATGCGATGATGGCAACGTGGAACGGCAAGGGCATCCGCCTGCGCTATCCTCTGCCATCCTCGACGGCGGCCAGCGATCTGGATCAAGACATCGGCGTTCCTGATGACGCGCTTGAAGCCATGCACCTCAATCTGGCGGTTCGCATCGCGCCGGGCTATGGTAAGACCGTATCGCCCGACACGAAGGCCAACGCGCAGCTTGCTTATAAGGCACTGCTGTCTCGCTCAACCTTCCCAACCGAAATGCAGCTTGGCAATATGACGATCCCGAGCGGCCAGGGCAACAAGGGCTGGCGCTACTACAACGACGCGTTCCTGCGTCAACCGATTGACCCGCTGACGGTTGGCCCGGACAGCGCATTGACATGGGAATGACGCGATGACCAACATCAATCAGCTTTCTTCGCTCGACACGATCCAGCTTGGCGATCTCCTCGCCGTCTGGTCCACGAATAACGGCGACACGCGCAAGGCATCAATGAGCCTGCTGCTGTCGTTCATGCAGGCCAACCTGGCGCTGCCGGGATCGCTGGCGACGCAGTACGCGGCACCGAGCGCCACCGGGTTCTCGGTCACTGTATCTGCCGCCAAAACTTGGCTGCTGCTGACCCCGACCGGCGCCTTCGCGGCTGGCACCATCGTGCTGCCTTCGGCCCCGACTGACAAGTCAGAGGTGAGCGTCAACTGCACGCAGATCGTCAGCGCGCTGACCGTGTCGGGTGCAGGTCGGACTGTCACCGGCGCACCGACTGCGCTCACCGCCAACGGCTTCTTCACCATGCGCTTCGATGCGGCAACCAACGCCTGGTATCGGGTATAACCTCATGATGATCCCCTTGCTGAGCGGAATTTTTACCGACAGCACGCCCGACTTTCGGACGGGCTATCCTGTCAACCTTGTGCCTGTGCCGAAATCCACGGGCATCTCGGAGGGCTATCTTCGCCCGGCAGAGGGCATCGTCAAAACGGGTGACGGGCCAGGATCAAACCGTGGCGGCCTGAACTGGAACGGCGTGCTGTACCGCGTGATGGGAACCAAGCTGGTGACTGTCGCGCAGAACGGCACGGTCACTGTGATCGGCGACGTGGGCAGCGGTGGCCGCGTGACGATGACCTACAGCTTCACATATCTGGCAGTCACGTCAGGCGGGCGCCTGTATCTTTACGACGGCACAACGCTGACGCAGGTGACAGACCCGGACCTTGGCACGGCTCTGACGGTCATCTGGATCGACGGCTACTTCATGACAACCGACGGCGCGTTCTTGGTTGTCACTGAACTGAACAACCCCTTCGCCGTCGATCCTCTGAAGTATGGATCATCCGAAGCAGACCCTGACCCGGTGAAGGCACTGCTGAAGCTGCGCAATGAGGTCTACGCGCTGAACCGCCACACCATCGAGGTGTTCGACAACACTGGCACAGCGGGCTTTCCGTTTCAGCGGATCGTTGGCGCGCAGATGCAGAAAGGCACGCTCGGAACTTATACCTGCTGCGTCTTCGGCGAGAACATCGCCTTCATGGGCAGCGGAACCAACGAGAACATCTCGATTTACCTCGGGAACAACGGCACGGTGCAGAAGATCGCCACGCGCGAGATCGAGGAAATACTTGCGGGATACACCGAGACCCAACTTGCCGGCTCGTTCATGCAGGAGCGTACCGAGGGCGCGCACCAGTTCTTGGACATCCACCTGCCGGATCAGACCATCGTGTTTGATGCCGCCGGATCGCAAGCTGTCGGGCAGCCTGTCTGGTTTTTCCTGCGCACGTCGCTGGTCGGTCTCGGCCAGTGGGCCGTGAGCGATGCGATCTGGGCCTATGATCGTTGGAACGTCGGCAAGCCTGACGACACCGACGTGGGTTATCTGGACAAGAGCATTGCCACGCACTGGGGCCAGATCGTTGGCTGGGAGTTTGGCACGGCTATCGTTTACAACGAAGGGCGCGGGGCGATCTTTCATGAGATGGAATTGGTCAGCCTGACGGGTCGCGTGCAGCCGGGCGCCGATCCGACCGTGTGGACATCGTACTCTCTTGATGGTCTGACCTACAGCGTCGAGAAGCCGGCGCGCGTTGGCAAGCTGGGCGAATACAACAAGCGCGTGGTCTGGCTTCAGCAGGGCCACATGCGCAACTGGCGTTTGCAGAAGTTCCGTGGCACCAGTGAGGCGCAGCTTGCAATGGCACGGCTGGAGGCGCGGGTAGAACCGCTGGCGTTCTGATGGCAGATCCGACCCCGCTGAACCGCAACCAGATCGCCGCCTTTGTCGGCAATGACCCAGACGCCATCCGCGCTATTGAGCGGCTGTTCAAGGTCGCTGGGCAGTTGACTCCTGAGCAAATCGCCATCCTGGTCCAGTTGATCCTGGACAACAGCTACGCCACAGGATCGGCTGACAACAAAGCCGAGGTGGCCATTGCTGAGGCGCTTGCGGCGGCCAAGTTCGTTCTTGATGCAGCTTATGCTGCAAGCGCAGCAGACAACAAAGCCGAGGTGGCATTGGCCGGCGCAACGGCTGCGGAAATGCTGGCCGATCTTCTTGCCAAGGGGCCTCTGTCTGACGCACATAATTTCGTCCAGACTGATTATGTTGACTTAAACATCAACAGCCCTGTTTCGCTTTCCAAGCCAGGTCGCGTTTATTGGAACCGCGATGACGGCACGATGGACATGGGCCTTTATGGTAGCAGCGTTCTTCAGGTCGGGCAGGAACTTCATTTTTATTCCAAGAATACTTCTGGCGCCCTTATCGCAAAGGGGACGCCGGTGATGTTTACCGGCACTGTTGGTTCGTCTGGCAAGCTGACCTTTGGCCTTGCCGTTGCAGATGGCTCGGTCTTGTCAGATTACATGATGGGCGTTACGGACCAAGACATCGCTGACAATAGCTTTGGTTATGTCATCAGCTTCGGTCTTCTGCGCGGCTTCAACACGACCGGCACGCCTTATGGTGAAACCTGGGCTGACGGTGATCTGCTTTATTTCGACCCAGCCACCGCAGGTACGTGGACCAATGTGCGACCCGCTGCGCCAAACATTGACGTGCCGGTGGCTGTTGTTGTCAAGGCCGGAACTGGCGGCAGCGGGTCGATCTTCGTCCGCATGAAGATCAGCGAGAGCCTGAACAACCTTCAGGACGTTTACATCAACGGCACAGGCACGCCGCTGGCTGGTGAGGTTTTGATCTACGACGCAACGCAGGCCCGGTGGGAAAATCACCACATCACGCCTGGCTCGAACATCACGATCACCAACGGCGACGGCTCTATTTCGATTGCCGTGTCTGGCCTCGGAAGCATGGCCTTCCAAAACTCGAACAGCGTTTCGATCACGGGCGGCACCATCGACGGCACTGCTATCGGTGGTTCTTCTGCTGCTGCCGGGACGTTTACCACGGTGACTGCTTCGGGCGACGTGACCATTGCCGACAAGATCGTGCATTCGGGTGACACGAACACCGCCATTCGCTTCCCTTCGGTTGATACGGTGACTGTGGAGACTAGCGGGACTGAAAGGCTGCGGGTGACTTCTGCGGGTGATGTTGGGATTGGGACTGGTTCCACAGTGTCGGCGGCACTTCACGTCAACTCAGGTGCAGCAAACCTTGCTGGTCTTTTTGAAAGCACGGACGCTGGTGCTTTGATTACCCTCATTGACAACTCCACCACTGGAGGCAGTTCTGCCGCACACGGGTTGAACACCCTTGGGGATGAACTTGAAGTCCGCGCTGTAAGCACTTTGGCTTTTGAAACTGCTGCTACTGAACGCATGAGGATCACCTCAGCGGGCTTGATTGGTATCGGCACAGCATCTCCCGCAGCCCAGCTCCACGTCGCAGGCACCACCAACAACACGGCCCAGTTCACCGCCTCTATTACTGGCACCACTATGGATGTCACGGCAGTGGCCTCTGGTACGCTGAATGTTGGCGATAGCGTCTATGCTGGGCCTGTATCTCCGATCACCAAGATTACCGCCTTGGGTACTGGTACGGGTGGGACCGGAACCTACACTGTCAGCGTTTCTCAGACTGTAGCCTCCGCGACCCTGTTCACTGGCTCTGGCACTGCTGCTAGAATCAGAATTTCCGATACGGACACTGGCGCTCAAGGTGGTCAGCCGCAAGGAACCATTGAGTTCTTTGGATCAGATAGCAGCACTCCGGGAGCTGGTGTTGGTGCTTATATCTCTGCCATAGCAGAAGACGGCACACCTGACACTGCTCTGACATTTGGCACCCGTGATGATGCTGGCGGCGGCGTTGACGCTAATGAACGCATGAGGATCACCTCTTCGGGCAACGTGGGGATTGGAAACATCGCGCCTGTTGTCCCGCTGCACGTCTCTGGTGCAACCATGGCCACGGGTGTCATCTACCGGAACCAGCCAGCACAGACATCCAAGGCCGCGGCAGCAACGCTGACCATCGCGGAACTGCTGACAGGGATCATCCAGTATACGGGCGCAGCCAACACCCTGACACTGCCTACTGGCACAAACATTGAAGGCGGTCTCCCCGCCACCTTCCCGACGAACATGTCCTTCGACGTGTCTGTCATCAATACGGGTTCTGGCACGGCGACAATTGCAGCGAACGGCAACACGACTGTCGGAGCTTTGACTGTCGCAGCGGCAGCATCTGGCCTATTCAGGTTCCGCAAGACCGCAGCTAATACTTACACCGTTTACCGCATCTCATAAGGAGGCCGACAT